GCAAACTAATCTTTCTAGTGTTTCAGATAACATAGGTAAAGAACTTAATTGATTACCAGAACAATATAATATTTTTAGATTTTTTGGTAAAGTTGGCAAAGAAGTTAATTGATTATTAGAACAATCTAATTCTTCAAGATTTTTAAATCTTGTTAAATCTGGCAAAGATTTAATGCCCTTGGAACTAATATTAAGTTTTAATATGTCTTCAGATAAAGAATTTAAATATGTTTCAATCTTGGTTGTCATTTTGTTATATGTATATGCTTAGTGAATTATACAATAATTTTAAATCAATTTTTTATAATTATTTATGAAGTAAATTTATAAATAATCGGCGATTGAAATGAAAAAAGGTGTAAAATAATTTCAATATTCTAGAAGAGGAATATTTAATACTTTTCTAGGTTTATATTTTAATAAATCATATTCTTTTGTCGTTGTAGGGAATTCCTTCTCTCCATAAATATCTTGTAATAAAAACCATTCAAATAGACCGCCTACATAAATGTAAACATTATAAAACCCTAGAGAGTTTAGTTGAGTATATTTAGTATATATTTTGTCATCATTACAATTTCGTCCATAAATCGCAATTTTAATATTTTTATTTCCTGTTTGAATTAATTTATTTATAATAGTTTCTTCATTAGCTATATTCATAGTATTGGTTATTAAACAATTTTGCTCTTTTTCATCTAACGTATTAATTAATAAATGCGTTTGTGAATTGGAAATGATATACTGGACGTCTTCATAATTAATTTTTTGTGCGGATTGTGTATTTCCCATTAATATTATTATGAATAATGATATTAAATTATTTTTAAATATTTAACTTTTATATTCAAGTTACTTTTTTATATTATTTTTTTGTATCAAATACTTTTGAAAAATCACCGTTCATATAATGAAAATATAAAAATGATATCAAACCGATAATAACATCAGCTAATAGATACTTCCAAGCATTTGTATTACCATAAATAGCATTGTAAGCGAATAAAAAATATAATAAAGAATGCAATGGTCTTAGATCATTCCACCATATTTTATCTCCAAAAACTTCAGCTCCTGTTTTTCTTGTTCCAGTTAAAAATAAATAAATAAATCCTATTGCTGGTAATAAAGCCAAATATCCTAAGTATTTTAAATATTTTTTTGTAGCATTTTTAGCAATAAAAACTATTGCCGTTCTGGATCCAATACATCCAAATAAAAATAACAAAAATCTTTTTTGTAAATTATTCATTTATAATATATTATAAAATTATATTATTATAATATAAAAATATAAAAATATTAATGAAACCGCACAACAATTTCTACCTCTTCCATTTTCATACTTTTTGAAGCAGAAATAGATAACTCTTCTCTCTTCTTTCTTGTTTTAGAATTATCCGCAATAGTTTCTTTTCTCTTGGAAGTGCTATTTCGGCAATTCATATCCTTTTCAATTGTTTCATAAAATTCTTCAATATATTCTATTACACGATTTTCAATAGCCCACTTAAAAAAATTCAGCTGACCGATTGTGGTTTCAATAAATGTGCCGTTTTTATATGGAATACTTATTCTATCCCATCTACAAAAAGGGTCAAATCTTTTTTTACTATATGCTTTTAATTTAAGTTTATAATCAGGGTAAACTTTAAATCTTCTAGCGGGTTCGGTTTCACTATGTATTGCATATAGAGTATAATATTTTTTTGCGTAATTTGTTACAAACCAATCGACAATTCGTAAAGATATTTTAGATTCTCCCGTAATTATTTTAAGCATTCGGTCAAGCAATGACTCATTTTTATAAAAAACCATTAAGTTATTTAATAATAAATCATTTTGAGTAGTATATAATGTATTCATTAATTATTTATTTATTTATTATTTAAGTCGTTTACTAACTATTAAATATTTTTCATTCTTTATATTTATTACATTATTGTATTTAGTCGTAACTTATTCTCGTAATGAGGTATGCCAAATTTGTAAAGTTCTATTGTAAAAACTAAATTTACATTTTTTAATCACAAGAATATATACATGAGTAATTTACAAAATACTTTTTTTAGCCCTTTAAATAAAGACGCTTGTTTTTATTTTTATTTTTTAACAGTTTTTTTCTTTATTGTTATTGTTATTGCTGTAATTTCTGGTGCGATATATATATTTAAAAACCCGACAAAATTAAGTTTTAATGTTATAATGCATTTTATATTGATAATTATTAATTTCTTTTTAATATACTTCGTAAATCGACTATATTATTCAATGTGTGTTAACTCTCTAAAATAAGAAGTTGCAAAAAAAAGAAAAATGAAAAGTCTATTATTTCTCTCTATCTGTTGTAGTATTTAGAGGTTTTAGGAACTGATCTCTAACAGAGACATCATTTACATAATCTGTATTTGATAAAAAAGGATTATAACCTATTTGTTGTATCATTTGTCTATCGGCTATTTTTGTATCTAAGTCTTCTCTCTTATTATTTATTTTAAATCCTTCATTTGCAACCGCAACTGTATTATTCATAATGCTCCATGTATTTTCATCGTGATTCAAAGAAGAAGAATAAGCAGCTTTTTCAATTTCTTCACTAAATTGTTTATTTTCTAATTCTTGAACGTGTTTTAATCTTCGTGACCTTTCATAAGGTTCTTTTTTGCTCCATTTCCATTCCATAATATAGATATTATGAAAAGAAATTTTAAACAAAATCGCACGCATAAAATAATATTACATCGATCGGAAAGAAAAATGAGACAAACTTTCTATAAAAAATAAAAATATCATTATTTTTGTTATCTTTACTACACCGACCAAAAATGAGGGAGACATTTTATGAAATAAAATTTTTTCTCTTGATTTAACATTTTAGACAAAATTATTAAATGATAAAAATTCTATAAATTGATGATTAATTTTATTTATATATATATATATTTATAATGGTGTTGTATGTTTGCTTAATTCCAAATAAAGGCGCACGCGTCGGACATCAAACTGATGACTATTTTTGTGTACTAACTTATTGTAACAAAAACAAATTTAACTATGTGTATCATCCATTTACTTGTAATTCGTTTAATTTTGAAAATGTACTAAAATTTAATACGTTGCACGTGTATAATTATGAAAATATATTTAATAAAATGGATAAAGTTATATCCATAGATTGTTTAGTGAAGTTAAACAATTCTGAAGAATTAAACATATTAAATCGATTAATTGAATTGCAAAAATCCAAAGAACAAATTATGTTGTTTGATAGTATTTGTGGTAATGAAAAATACAAGCAAATTCTAAATTTTAACATTAATAATGATGATATTAATGAAACTAAAAAACAACATAGAGGTTGCCTTCTGTCATATTATAAAAACTTTGTTTTAACAGATTACATTTGCGTTCATATTCGTTGCGGAGATATAATAAATAACACGTCGCGACACTTAAGCATAAATTATTTTATAGGTAAATATAATTATCTTATATTAAAGTTTCCTGAATTAAAAAAACTACCTGTTTATATAATTACAGAAAGTAACTTTACTGATGATAAAATTTTATATGAACAAATATTAGGTTGCAATATAATAAAGACAGATGAAATAACATCCTTTTATTATCTTGTAAATTGTAAATATTTAATTGCTTATAGAAGTGGTTTTTCTAATTTGGCTTATATTTTAGGAAATATGAAAGTAATAAAACCTCCTAATGATTGGAATAGTTATTTTGATAATTTGTTAAACTAATGTAATTTTGTTATATTATTTATCTTTTTTAATAATATTTAGTTGTTTCGTAAACAAAAATTTTTCATCAGTTCGTCGTCTTCTTTTTAAATTGCATTCTAAACACGCTAAATGATAATTATCTATATTATGTCCTAGGTTATTATCAACCCTATCAACAGACCACTGCCTACTTTCTCTCGATATATCATATAAAACAAACATTTCTTTAAGACAATAGCGACATTTTAATTCGCATTCAATCATTTTTATAATAACAGATTCATAAGTTAAAAATTTTGTTTCATCTAACCTTTTTTTATTTTTGTCTTGTTGTTTATATCCACTTATTTTTTTATTTATTTCTTGAATTGCTGTTTTAGAGATTTTATTATCACTTATAGAGTTAAAATTATTATTAAATATATCATTTATGATTTTTATTTGGTCTAAATATACAAATGTTTCATTTAAAAAAGCCCAATTTTCTGTTTTGACACGTTTTTTTACTTCTTTTTTATTTTCATATCCATTTTTATTTTCGCTAACTAACTTTTTCATTTGGTATTTATTATTTGTTCCTGAAATACTTATTATTTTTGGTGCATCATTATCATCCATATATAATTTTATATATTAAATAATATATACTAATATAAAATTTTTTTTATAAATATATATTTTGTGAAATTGAGTTAAACTTATATTAATATAATAATGTATACAAAATGGAAGAACCTACCGAAACAATTGATGAATGCCAAGAGCTTAAAAATATAAAATATAAAACTATGTTATTAAATGGTAATGCTTTGCTCGAAACAAAAACATCAAATAATGTTTCAAACTTAGAAATGTTTTTAGAAAATGAAAAAAACAATAACAGTAATGAACCGTGGTGTAAACTAAATAAAACTATAAAGACAAAAAAAATAATTGATTATGTTGAATTATATAAAAAAGAAAATAGTTTAGATGATGAAGAAGCGAATTTACTTGCTGTTTTTTTAAGAGACTGCGTTGACAGAAAAAAATTACACAGAGTAAAAGATGTTAGTTACGACAAAACAAACGGAGCCATTAAAGACATTCCAGCATTAACATATATAAAATCCAGTAAACATTTTACGCTAAAAAATGTAGATAAACGTATTTCGACATTGAAATCATTGGCGCCTAAAAAAAATAACGGAACAATTAAAAATAAATCTTTACAAGAAGAAATAAATTTTACTCAAAATTATGAAGTGTAAAATAAAAAATATAAATAATAATAATAATATTAAAAACATTATTTAAATATAATATAGTAATGCTAATTTCGGAATTAGAAGATCTTGAAGATATTATTGACACATTAGTATTTGAAGATGAACCAACTATTTTTACGGAGGAAACTGTGTTAGATCTATTGGAAACAACTATTCATTTAATAGACTGGTATTTAATAGAAAATACTTCGGTTATAACAGAACCGGATTTTTTTGAGATAATCACAGAAGAAATCAAGGATTTATTTTACATCCAATTCGAAGAACATATTTATGCGAGTGATTATGTAGAGGAAGACTTAAATAATGTTTTAGATATTGTAGTTAATATTTATATTTCTACATTTTATCCTGAAAAAATAGAAAGTAAACAAGAATACGAAGATAAAGAAGATCAAGTCAAAGAAGATGATGAAGAACAAGTAAAAGAAGATGAAGAAGAACAAGTAAAAGAAGATGAAGAAGAACAAGTAAAAGAAGTAAAAGAAAAACTCAAATTGGGTACAAAAATCCAAAAACTTAGAGATACTCCTCAACCAGTACAAAGAACGCAAGAGTGGTATAATTTTCGTTGGAATTTAATCACAGCAAGTAACGCTTGGAAAGCATTTGAATCGCAAACAACAAAAAATCAACTTATTTATGAAAAATGCCAACCTCTAAAGAATGTAAACGACGAAAATGAAGAAAAAATGGTAAATACAAATTCACCGCTTCATTGGGGACAAAAATATGAACCACTTTCTGTTTTATTATACGAACAAAAATATAATACACGAGTTGACGATTTTGGTTGTATACGTCACCCAACATATTCATTTTTAGGAGCTTCTCCAGATGGTATTGTCGTAAACGAAGATTCGTCACGTTATGGGCGTATGTTGGAAATAAAAAATGTAGTAAGTCGTGAAATAAATGGCATTCCAAAAAAAGAATATTGGGTCCAAATGCAACTTCAAATGGAAGTATGTGACTTGAATGAATGCGACTTTCTTGAAACAAAATTTACCGAATACCAAGACTCTCAATCTTTTTACGATGATTCACGAGTAGACAAGGAGACGGGATACGCTGACGTAACACTTTCGGCTAACGGAAAAACAAAAGGAATAATATTATATTTTCATACAAAAGAAGGAAAACCATTTTACGTTTATAAACCGCTTCAAATTATAAACAATGAAGACATTAAATACTGGGAAGAAACAGAACTTGATAAGTACGAAGCAGAACCATATAATTATATATTTTTAAAATTTATTTATTGGAGACTAGACGTATTCAGTTGTATTTTAGTATTAAGAAATAACGAATGGTTTAAAAACAATATATCTCAACTAGAAAGTGTTTGGAAAACAATTGAAGAAGAACGTGTAACAGGTTATACACACAGAGCTCCAAATAAAAAACCTAAAAAGGAAGCATATAATAAACCTTCACTTGAATCGCAAGGCTGTCTACTAAAATTTACAAATGTAATTAAACTAGATAATTAATATAAAATATTTTGTTGATCGCTTCTAAACGGTAACAAATTATTGTTTGTTATAAAATAATTAATACGAGTTCCACATCCTGGTCTTAAAGGTGGCAAAGGTTTAACAACATTTGATTTATTGTTTATTTTATTGTATAAAGTACCACACATAGAAGCAGGCGTGCATCTCCCAACATCAGGATTGTTAGGATATCTAATATTATTCGTTATTTGTGCGTAAGAACCTAATTTAAAAATAGGATAATTCCACCACATACTACTCGCTGTGCTATTTGATATTCCATTTATGCCAGTTATTGGATATGAATCTTGAAGTAATACATCGGTTTCCGCATTAGGAAAATTCCCTGTAGCATAAGCTAAATGATAATTAGAAAACCCATCTTTGTTTGTTTTAAATTGTTGTATAATATGAAAAGCATATGGTAAAAACAGAGCTAAAACTAAAATAAAAAATAAAAATACAGATTGTTTCATATATATAATTTATATATTATTTTGTGAATTATATATTATTTTTATTCTTTAAAAAACAGGTTTAAAACTAAACTAATAATTAATATAATAACAATGGACGTTTCTATCGAAATGAGAGTAACAAAACGTGACGGTAAACTACAGGATGTTGCCTTTGATAAAATCTTAGAGAGAGTAAAAAAATTAGGTAAAGAAGCTAATATTCGCATTAATTATTCTTCATTAGTAAAAAAAGTAATAGATCAAATATATGATAAAATACCAACATCAAAAATAGATGAACTACTGGGAGAACAATGTGCCGCTTTATCAACAAATCATTATGATTATTCTATATTAGCGGCGCGTATTATTATATCAAATCATCAGAAAAATACGGAAGACAATTTTTTCAATGTTATGAAATCATTATACGAATTTAAAGACGTACATAATAATAGTTTTCCACTAGTATCTGAAACGCTTTGGAATTTCACGAAAATGCATGAAACGACTATTAATGATATGATAGATTATAATAGAGACTATTTAATAGATTATTTTGGTTTTAAAACCTTGGAAAGAGCGTATTTATTTAAATGCGGAGAAAAAGTTGTAGAGAGACCACAACATATGTGGATGCGTGTAGCAATTGGAATTCACGGAGACCCAAATCATTTAGACCAAAAAGAATATTTAAGGCTAGTTAAAGAAACATACGATTTAATGTCAAATAAATATTTTACACACGCAACCCCTACTTTATTTAATGCCGGAACACCTCGTTCTCAATTATCAAGCTGTTATTTAATATCAATGGAGGATGATAGTATTGAAGGAATTTACAATACACTTAAGGACTGTGCTTTAATTTCGAAATATTCTGGAGGCATTGGTTTACATATACATAATATTAGGGCAAAAAACTCCCATATTAGAGGAACAAATGGAAAAACGGATGGCATCGTTCCTATGTTGCGCGTATTTAACAATACAGCACGATATGTAAACCAAAGCGGAAAACGAAATGGGTCTTTTGCCATATATTTGGAACCGTGGCACGCCGATATTGAAGATTTTTTAGAACTCAAAAAAAATCACGGTGATGAAGAGTTAAAAGCAAGAGACCTTTTTTATGCTCTTTGGGTTTCTGATCTTTTTATGGAACGTGTAAAACAAGATGCTAACTGGTCTTTATTATGTCCCAATGAATGTCCTGGATTAGCTGACGTTTATGGAGAGAAATTTAATGAACTTTATGAAAAATATGAGAATGATGGAAACGTTCGTAAAGTTATTAAAGCGCGCGATTTATGGTTTAAAATTTTAAATTCACAAATGGAAACAGGAACGCCATATATTTTATACAAAGATGCTGCGAATAAAAAATCAAATCAACAAAACCTTGGTACAATAAAGAGTTCTAACCTTTGTACTGAAATTTTAGAATATTCTGATGATAAGGAGACGGCTGTATGTAATCTTGCGTCTATTGCTCTTCCTGCGTTTGTTAATGAAAACACAAAAAATTTTGACTATGAAATGCTTCATTCTGTTACAAAAGTTGTAACCAATAATTTAAATCGTGTTATTGACATAAATTTTTATCCTACAGAAAAAACAGAAACCAGTAATTTGCGTCATAGACCTATAGGTATTGGAGTCCAAGGTTTAGCGGATGCATTTATGTTAATGGATATTCCCTTTCATTCAGAAGAAGCAAAAGAAATAAATAAATTGATTTTTGAAACTATTTATCATGCTTCATTAGAGAGAAGTAACGAAATAGCATTAGAAAGAGCCATAAATATAAACAATATGTTAAAAGGTTCGGACTACGCTTTATTAGCAAATCACGTAAATAAATATGATCTTTCTGTATTGTCAAATTCACATCCAAATTTATATGGAACATATAGTTCTTTTGAAAATTCGCCTGCATCAAAGGGACAATTACAATTTGATATGTGGGATATTAAACCAAGTGAAAGTTATGATTGGATTACCCTTAAAGAAAATATTATAAAGCACGGTCTAAGAAACTCACTTTTAGTAGCACCAATGCCTACTGCTTCTACATCGCAAATTTTAGGATATAATGAATGTTTTGAGCCTTTTACGAGTAATTTGTATTCTCGTAGAACGCTAGCTGGTGAATTCGTTGTAGTAAACAAGTATTTGATGAAAGAGCTAATTGATTTAGGTGTATGGAACGAACAAATAAAAAATAATATTATTGCGAATAAAGGTTCAGTTCAACAATTAACATTCTTACCAGAAAATACGAAAAATAAATATAAAATCGTTTGGGAAATGCCTATGAAACATTTAATAGATATGGCTGCTGATAGGGGTGCTTTTATTTGTCAAAGTCAAAGTTTAAATTTATGGTTAGAAGACCCCACGTATAATTCATTAACTTCTATGCATTTTTACTCTTGGAAAAAAGGGCTTAAAACAGGCATTTATTATTTAAGGAGAAAAGCAAAGCATCAAGCACAGCAATTTACTATAGAACCAGAAGCAAAAGAAAGCGCAGAAGTGAAAGAAGATATTTGCGAAATGTGTTCTGCTTAAATAAATATTTTTTGTAAAATGTTATATTATATAAAAAATATAAAATTTTATAATAACCTCTTTTCATTATTATGTTCGATATCTAAAATGTCATTATTCTCACTAAAAACCAAATAGTTTACTTTATTCATAATATAATAAAATGGCATTTTTACATTATCGTACACGTTTTCCACAAAATCTATATGGTCGTTCATTTTTTTACAATCTTTTTCTAACACTTCTAATATTTTATCAATTTTTTTTTCAATTATTTTAAACTGATTTTCAAATTCCAAAAATTTGTTTTTCAAAAAATCACTATCGCATTTACTTATGTCTATTTTTTCATTTTCGTTACTCATTATAACATAGTAAACATATATATTTTTGTATGAAATAACTAATAACAATAGAAAATATAAATGCTAAACTTCCCCACAAGCCAGCGCCAAGTTTTTTGTAATAAATATTAAGACGTTCGCCAAAAACTTTGAATTTATAAATTAAAATATCAAGTATATATCCTATTATAAATGCTAAAATACAAAAATAAATTAATTTTTTAAAATTGTTAGGTATAATAAAGCCAAATAAAAAATAAGAAAAAAACATATTTATTACAAGACCAAATAAAACAGTTATACCAGCATCAAAAGCGGATTTTATAATAGATTGTTTATAAAAATAAGATTGTAAAGACTTTACTATATTAAAATTCGTAGATAAATCATTCAAAATAATATCAGAGATAAAAGAAACAGCAAAATTTAAGAACAAGAATATGAAAATTGATTTCTTTATGCTCATTATAATTATACATTTTATTTAGAATAAAAGTAAAATCAATTTATGCCTTTGTAAATATTAAACCTATAATATTTACAAATAAATTTTTACACCTTTTTACATTTCAGACGCCGATTATTCTTTTGAAAAAATTGTTAATGTTTTGTCTACATTTTTGTGATTATCATATATAAAAAAGGTATTTGAAATGTAAAAAGTGTAGAATCAATTATTCTTCAAAAGTATAAAATTTTCTTTTGAATAACCAATGACAGCACACGCAATTCTTTTGCCTGCATTTCCTGTTTTTAAGCTTTCCGCATTTACACCTTTTCCACAATCATCTTCATCTTCGTGAATTATTAAACCCCTACCAATAATATTACACTTTGTGCCGCGAAGTTTAATAACGTTATCATAAAATGTATATTTAGCTTCGCCCTTACTATTTGTATGGATATTACCTAAATCTCCAACGTGTCTCTCTTTTATACCAGGACAACCGTGACTGCTACCATAAGGATTAAAATGAGCGCACATACTCGTACATTTATCCGTTAAATCGCCTGCCTCGTGAACGTGAAATCCGTGTTTGCTTTTTGGTTTTAAACCTATAATATTTAAATTTATTTGGATACAATTATTTACTAAATCTTCATTAAATTTAACATTTCCTTTTATATTACCATCAAATACAGCTATTGCATAAATTGGTTTTATAGACATTATACAAATAATACATATTTATTTTTATATTATATGAAAATAAAAAAATATATGATATAAAAATATAATATAAAAAAATATATCATAAACCATTTACACCTTTTCTCATTTAAAACGCCCATTTTACACCTTTTTTCATTTAAAAATGCCTATTATTTTTGTATCTTCGTATGTCATACTCTGTATCATACCTACACCATTCTCCACAAAATTTGTATTTATGCCAAAATATATATTTTGAATATTGTTCTTCTGCATAACTACCACAATTAACACAATATTTATCGTTT